GTCAATTTCGCACAGGCTCAAAGTTTGACCCCGGTATTCGCCATACGCGAATAAAGAAATCAACCTTTATTGGAAAAAGTTATGAAACGCAAACCGCCACGTCAAATCATTGGTTACCTTAAAGACCCTTCCACCTGGGATGCGGTCGCTTTTGAGACGGCCATCCGTAATGAGGTCGAAAACACGACCGGCCCTTTGACCGCCAGCGACGAGGTGCTGATTGGCTCGCTGGTGATTGTTATGGCGACCATGCTGGACGCCCATGTCAATGTGCTGGCGCATACGCCGATCCAACAATACGCGTCCGGGACCGCGCCGTCAGCTTGGTATAAGATTCGCACCGAGTCTCTTGACAAGATAATCAAAGTTCTGGCTGAACTGGCGCTCGTCGCCAGGGGCCGGCCGAAAAAACAAAACAAGCCAACGGAAGTCGATGAGCTATTCGCCGAGTCTTGAAAAAGCGTTTGACTACGCTAGGCGCGTAATCGCTGGTGATGTGCAAGCGTGCGAAGATGTGCGCTTGGCGTGCCAGCGGTTCCTAGATGGCGTCCAGAAAACGGATGCGCCGTATGAGTTTGTGCCGGCCAAGATCGAACACGTTTTAAAATTCGTCCGGTTTTGCCGGCACGTGAAGGGGCCGCAGGCTGGCAAGCCGATAGAGCTAGAGCCATTTCAGGTGATGTTCTTGGCGGGCATCTACGGCTTTCGGGACCGCCAAGACCACAGCCGCCGGTGGACAACCGACGTCGTGCTATTTGTGCCGCGTAAGTCGGGCAAGACGACCATTGCGTCAATCATTGCCCTTTATGAGCTGGTGCTAGGCGACGCCGGCGCTGAGGTGTTTACGCTGGCCACAAACCGCGACCAGGCCAGCATTTGCTTTGATTCGTCCAAGGCCATCGTGGAGGGCATGGACCCGCAGCTTGCCGCAAAGTTTGTCGTCTACCGCAGCGAGATTAAAAAGGCTGGCGATTCGACCAGTACCTACCGGGCACTTAGCCGCGAGAACCGCAAGACCGGCGACGGCAAGAACCCGTCGGTGGCCATCATTGACGAGGCGGCGCAGATTATTGAGCGCTCAAGCATTGAGGTGCTGCACTCGGGCATGGGCGCTCGCAAGAACCCGCTGCGCCTGTATCTGACCACGGCGTCGTTTACCCGCGAGACAAAGTTTTTTGAAGACCTCCAGCATTTCCGGGCGGTCCTGCGCGGCGCGGCCGAGGACACCTACAAATGGTTCGGGCTGCTTTACAGCATTGACCCTGGTGATGAATGGAGCAACCCGGCCGTTTGGGGTAAAGCAAACCCGATGCTGGGTATTTCGGTCACGACCGAGCATATTCAGCATATGGCCGACGAAGCGGCGAGCAAGCCGGCCAGCCTGAACGAGTTTCTGTGCAAGCAGCTAAACATCTACGTCAGCGCCAACACGGCCTGGATTGATCGACGCTGGTGGGACGAGTCTGTCAGGCCTATGCCGGCCGATCCGCCCGAATCGACCTTTATGGCGTTTGACTTGGCGCATAGCCGCGACCTGAATGCCATCTGCACCTTGCACCGGTACGACGAAGACGATTTCCAGGCCGAGTTCCAATTCTTCCTGCCGGAAGAATCTATGGATCTTGTGCCCAATCACTACCGGTCAATCTATGCCGAGGCGGTGCGGTCGGGCATCTTGAAGCTCACGCAGGGCAACGTGACCGACATGGTTGAAATTGAACAGTACATTTCCAACCAATGCAAACGCTACGAGGTCAAAGAGATTGGGTTTGACCCCTACAACGCCGCCGGCCTAGTGGCCAACCTGTTCGGCAATGGCCTGCCGGTAAAAAAGGTGGGGCAGGGGATGGCGGTGTTGTCCAACCCGTCAAAATCGACCGAGCAGGCAATCCTAAAGCGCAACATCCACCACGACGGCAACCCGTTCTTGGGCTGGCAGCTCGGAAACTGCGAGATTTACACCGACGTCAATGGCAACGTAAAAATCCGCAAAAACGAAGCCGACCCGTCGGCCAAGGTGGACGGGATCATTGCCTTGATTATGGCCATGCATTGCCACCTAGACAATGCATTTGTCGGCGAAACATTTGGATTTAGAACCCTTGAGTGGTAGCATCGCGCGGAAATAGGGGAATTCCATGGCGATTTTGGACATTTTCAAGGGCAAAAAAGCGGCCCAAAACAACGAAGCGAACACGCTTTTTGGGCAGTCGGCGCTCGGTAACAACATCGTTTACCAGGCCGGCCAGAAGCCGCCGACCGCATCAACGCAGATTCTCTACGTTACCACCTCCAGCACGACCAGCGCGGGTCGGCCGGTGGATATGTCGGTTCTCACGCGCAATTCGACGGTTATGTCGTGCGTCGGTGTCAAAGCGCGTGCAATTGGCCAGCTACCCATTCGCATCATGGCGGAGGTGGAACCCGGCGTTTTTGTGGACGCTACCCGGTCCGATAAGGTGGGATCGCGGGACAAAGCCAAGGCAAAGTCGGTCCACAACCTGCTGACCAACCCCAATAACTTCCAAAGTACCTACGAATTTTGGTATCAATGGATGATGTGGCACGAGTTGTCGGGCGAAGCGTTCACGCTCTGGTGGCGCAAAGACCAAGACATTTCTACGCAGACGCCGCTAGAAATGTACATCATGGATTCGACGCTTATCGCGGTGACAATCACCCCGACGCGCTATCCCTCTTTCCGGCTTTCAACGCCGAGCTATGGATTTAGCCAAGATGAGCAACTGGCGTCTCATCAGGTCATGCACATCAAAGACGCCGCCTGGCAGGGCAGCGCCGGTTTCAACAAGGGCATTCTGGCGACCGAGCTGGTGGGGCTGGATCAGGACATTGACCTGTACGCCAACTACATCATGCAAAACGGGGCCAAGCCGTCGGGCCTCTTTGTGACCGAATCCAACATTCCGGACGGCAAATATAAGGAAATTGCCGCCCGGATCAAAGAGGCATGGAACCAGATGACGGGCGGCAAGACCAGCGACCCGTCCAAGGCCGGCCAGGGAATGCTGCTGGATAACGGCATGAAATATATGCCGATTGAGATGTTAACCTTGCAGGACGCCGACGCGGCCAAGCTCAAAGAACAGACGATGAAGCGCCTATGCGGCCTGTTTGGCGTGCCGCACGCAATGCTGGGTATTGGCGAGAGCAAATTCAACAACACGCAAACAATGTTGGACGAGTTCTACAAATCGACCATGTACCCGGTGCTGGTCAACGTCCAACAGAAGTTGAAACAGCAACTGTTTGTCGGTCACCCGTCGCTGTTTGTCGAGTTTGATACCCGCGATTTCCTCAAGGGTGCGCCGCTAGATCAAATGAACTATGTCACCTCGGCGGTGTCCAATGGCATCATGACGCCCAACGAGGCGCGCGCTTATGTCAATATGCCGGCGCTGGATGGGGCCGACGAGCTAAAAGACGACGCGAAAGCCGCCGAGCCGATTCCTGGCAGAAGCGCGCAGGACACCGGGGGCGGGGGCGGAAACCAGACCCGCAAAATGAATATTGGCAAGACCTAAAATATTGTGTCAATCATTTTTCGAGTGGTGGTAGCATCTCTGGCAACTTACAAGCCACAAGATACGCCGCGCCCGAAACGGGGTCGACCGCCTAAAATAAAAGACATTGACCTTTCCAAATCAAAGGTGATCCATGACCAAATTGATGATGGTCTGCGAGGCGAAACTCCAGCTAGAAAAGCAGAGCGACGGCGCAGAGCCTACGGGCAAGATTGAAGCGCGTGTAACCACCTGGGGCGCACGCGAAGGCGCAGACGGCCGCAAATTCTTTTACAAGCCCGAGGGATTTATGTCCTGGGCCAAAGAGTTTTCCAAGGCTGGCCGGCCCCTGCCCATGTTTGTCAACCACGAGGCCGACGCCATTCCGGTCGGCGAATGGACGATGTTCGAATTTGACGACGAAGGCATGACCGCCTCGGGTCGCATCTATACCAACACGACCGCCGGCTCTGACCTGTATAAAGTCATGACCGAATCGCCCAATATGTTTGGCGGTGTGTCGGTCGGCGCTTACGCGGAATCGTATCAATGGGTCAAAGAGGACGGCGAGCCAATGGTCGTCGGTTCTGACGATTCCTACGAGGACGGCTATTTTCAGATCACCAATGGCGGTCTGCGTGAGGTATCCGTCGTCATGTACCCAAACAACCCGGCCGCAGAAGTGTCCAAGCTGGAGTTTTTCCGGCCCGACGGTTCTGCCGACCTGAAGATTTTGGAACGAGCGCTGCGCGATGCAGGGCTGTCCAAGAAAGATGCGGTCGCTGCCGCATCTACGTTTAAGAAAGTTCTGGAGCAGCGCGACGCTGTGCCGGCACCTATTGAACCTGCGCCGAGTCAGAGCGAGTCTGATGCGGAAGCGACCAACGAACTCCTAGCAGCTCTTGAGCAGCGGGAACTCATCAAGTACCTTTCTAATAGGATCAAACCGTGAAAGAAATTATCGAAAAGCTGGACGCCATTGAGGCATCCACCAAAGAAACCGCCAAGGTAGAGGCCGTTGCCGCTGCTGAAGCGATCAAGACCGAATTCGCCGAAAAGGTTGCCGCACTTGAGGCCAAGATTGCCTCTGTGCAAGCGCCCGCGATCATTCGTCCCATTGCCAAGACTGTCCGCACCGACGTCAACCGCGCCGTGCGCGAGCAACTCTCGTCGTTCTACAAGGGCGGCAAGATGCTCGAAAAAGAGCTGGCCATGTTTGCCGACGAGTCGCAATACCACGCCTATCTGGCAGAAGCCTCCGCGCTGACCGCCGGCGGTGACGGCAAGGGCGGTCGGACTGCCTATGACCCGGTGTTCGTCGCTCTGCGTTTGCGGAACCCGCTGCGCGGCGTCTCGCGCACCGTGGCCACCGATGGCTCGTCCTACCAGTTCCGCGTCAAAACCGGTAACGCTGGCGCTCAATGGGGCTACGCAATCCAGAACAACGGCGCGTCGACCACGGAAGATAC